ATTAAAAGCGTTTATTAATCCAGCGGTATCGTCATTTACACCATTTCCATAAACATTTGGAAAACTTCTAACGTCAACAAGTTGTGGATTTGATGTTTGTTGTACGATGGCTTGACTTACATAGGACGCTATGTTTTGTGGATTTACATAGGATGCTATTGTGCTAAGAAATTGATACCATTGCGGTGAAATTAAATTCTCAGCATTGTCAATTGGTATACTTTGATTAGGTAATAAAGCCATTTTTCAAGTTTTGTTAGAAATTAACTGCTTGAACTTCTTGAATTGTCGCTGCTTGTTGAACCTGTGCTATTTTTGACAATAGATTTACAAAATCTGGTATGTCCGCTGCTTCCATTGCTGCTGCCAAACCTTCTAAATCAGCAAATGTAAATGGTGTTATTGATTGACCAAATTGATTTAACCAAATATTTAAAGACCAATTTTGTGTGGCAAGAGAACCAGCAATAGCATTTTGCAGATTTTGCTTATCTTGTACAGATTGATTAAATGTCGATGTCGTTCCTGCTTTTGTAGTATAGCTTACCGGAGCAATTATAGCCGTGTTATACGCTGCATTTAAAGCAGAAATTTGTTCAATTTGTGCTTGACCAAGTAAAAATTCATTTGTTGGTGATGTTGTCACTAAAGTTGCAGATTCACCATTAGAAGGAACAGTAAAATCATAGCTGCTACCAAGTGGCAAATTAACAGCAATTTTAGCGTCATTATCAGAAACTAAAAAAGAATCATAAGGGGCATTTATATCATGTTCAAAAAAGAAACCTGTTAATCCATTTTGATGAGCTGTTTTTGAATATAACATTTTAGTATCCTATGACAATAAAGTTGGCAGTAGTATTATATGCTGAACAAGTCACTGCTACTGTTGATGGATTAGTTATTGTTGCCATAACAGCATTATGATTACTACCATTGTCCCATAAATGTGCAGATAGCACGGCAGTTGTAAATGAAGCTGGCAGCGTTAAATTTGCAGGAGCAGTGAATAATTGTATACCCATCATAGCAATTAATCCATTTGGCTTATCCAAATAAAACCAATCACTTTGACCAACAGAGCCACCAGTGTAAACATGGCTAGCTCTTGTATTAAGTTGACTTTGTAAGGCATAAGTTGCCAATCTTAAATCATCAACAAAAGAGCCGCCAAAACAAATCCAGTTCCCACCATCACTGATTAATTCTAAAGACTCGTTTGTAAGCAATGTTAATGATGCGCCAAGCGTTGCACCATTAAAGAAAAAGCAGTTTGATGGTGTACCTGGTACTGAACCAGTTAGTGCTAAATTTTGACTTACTGATGAATTATTTACAAATTTATATGATTTTCCTGAATTGCCTACTGCTGTTGGCAGTGTTGTTGTGCATGTTGTTGAACTTGTTATCTCTTGTAAAGTTCCAAAGCTAGAAGAAGCAAGTGATCCACTGCCAGTTATTGCTGGTGCTGACCTTAAACTGCCTATTCCTAGTGCTGGTAATAAATTTGTTATAAAATTTGATACATTTCCATCGTCAGAAGCATTAACTCCATTATTGGCTATAATTTGACCAAGAACTGCGCTTGCCATTGTTGCTTGGCGCAAGATTTTATTTAACCTTGTACTTGGCACGACACCTGCTACCATACCAGCCGACAACGTGCTATCAACCAAATAAGCAGCTTGCGTTTCTACTGTTGAAGAGCCGCCACTAGCAGCAAACTGTAAGTAATCGTTAGTACCAGCCATTTGTTTTTCCTATTAAATAAAAGTTGCCATAGAGCCGTGGTCAAGACCACCAAAATAAGAATTATCAACATCAAGAGCAAATACAGGGTTACTGTCAGATTGCCAAAAATAATGAACAATAATTCCAGATGGTCTTAAATCAAATAATCCATTTAAAAGCATTTGTTGTAAAAATGCTGGTGGAGCTGCTGAACCACCAATAATTCCTTCATACATTGTTTTGTCTTGATTGTCTTGGATACAAAATGAATAGTTATATACAGAAAATATATTATTCATAAATGTTTCTGCGCTTGCAACAGTTCCATCCCAAGCATTATAAGCTATTTTAGCGTTTAATAACAATCTATAAACATCATCATCTAATTGTACAAGACCAGTTAAAGAATCTGTATTTGGATTGTATATAATTCCTTGATTAAGACCAACACCAGCAGTATCTAAAGAAAAATAAACGCCAGTTAAAGATTCCTGCAAAGCTCTACTTATTCCTACCCATTGCCCGATTACATCTAATTGCTGTCCTATTGCAGTTTGAACTGAAAAAAGAGATGGAAATGTTTGCAATAGTGCTTGCATGTCACAAAATGGCTGTAATAAAGCACTAAGCCACGCATTAAATTTTGGTTTGTCTGCGTGTTGACTTGTTACTAAACTAAGATAATTTTGTAAAATTCCAGCACTTGTCGTCATGCTATTTCACCACCGTATTTTAAATAAGCCATTTTTAATGAGCCTATACTGTTCGTGCGCTGTCCATATGGAGAATCTGGCAAAGATGCCCACCTTGAACGACATTTTCCAATAGCATCTGTAAATCTGCCAAGCTCAATGTCTTCAATAGCTCTACATTCTTTTATCATTTGTATAGCTATTTCATCTTGTGATTCATGGCCAAAATCTTTTAAATTAAGTTGTTTTTTATAAACATCATAATAGTGAGCTAGAACTTGATAACGACCTGCTGCGCTTGAAAATATTTTATTTTTTTCAATCCATACGTGTGGTCTTGGGTGTGTAGAGTAATCGCTAAATATAGCACCACCAACGGTTACATTGTAACCATCATCACCAATTCCTTTTGTTCCTTCAGAAACAGCAATGGTATCCAAAAAAGCTTTTAAATTTCTGCTAATTGTCATAAATCCAATTCCTTTTTGCGAATTTTCAATTCTTCATCTTTTAATTGAATATTTTTAATTCCAAAATACCCATTCATTATCAATCCGACAAATCCTATTACAAGACCAACCATTTGATAATTATTTTCAATAAAGGTAATTAAAACGCCAAAACCACAAACTGCTGCCCAACCATGTTGAATATTATTATCCATTTTTATCTCCAGAATTTTTCCAATCTTTAACTCTATAGTGTCTTGATATTTTTCTATGTCTATTTTCGTAAATATAAGATAGTCTGCAATGGTATTTAACACCAAAAAATGTTAGAGCTCCAAAATCAACAAAAACCATTAATTTTGACCAAAATTTAGAATCAAATCTTAACCGATAGCACCGAGCAGATATTGTTTCATCAGGCAATCCAAAAAGAAAAACCGTGTTAATTGTTTCATCAAAAATAACAAATATATTAAAAATATAATCTTTTAATTTCATAAATTACACCAAAGTTATAACAATATTTGATATTGAACACATTGCAGAAGCATTAAAAGCTATTGGGACATCTGCATTTGATGATGGTGATACACTTGTACCTAAAAAGAAAGTGGCTATTTCTATTGAAAATGTTTGTGATAGACCAATAGTATTTATATTACCAGCTAAAGACGCGACACCTAAACATTGAGTTGCATAAACAGTTTCACCAATAGATAAAGAGTTTACAAAATTTACCAATGTCTCTTGTATTAGTGTTTCAGTGCTAATAACCCAATTTGTTAATTTTTTTATTGTAAATTGGAAAAATATATTTGTTTGAACTAAATTTGAATAATTTATTATATGTGGAACGCCATATAAATCAACATAAGTGCCACTAGTATTGCCGTAAGTAGGGCAGCCAGGACTTTTCTTAACAGCTATCAAATTTACAACTGTTTGAGCAACACCACCTAAAACGACAACTGCTAATGCTCCAGCTGGAACACCATTAACATCTGTTGATGTAGTGTCATTATCATATCCACCAACAGAAAGAACACCAGGTAAATTTTGTATAGCTGCAAGAATGGCATTTGTAACTGTTATAGAACTTATTGAAGTTGAAACAGATTGTCTTTGTACCAATTCAGAATCAGTTTCAATGGCTAATCCAGTTATTGCTGCTGCTGTTGAAGTAAAAGATTGCCAACCAAATTGTGGATTAACAATCTGATTTATAGTTCCTATTGGTGCTGCAATATTTCCAAGTTGTTGAGCTGTTACCGTTACTGATATTGAACCTGATGATGGTATTGTTACTGTTGTTGGCAAATTCCATAAATTGCCGCTAGAATCTGCAACAACGCCATTTTTAATAGTTGCGCCAACAATGCCAACAACGCTACCGACTGCTGTGGAAAATGTAGCTGAATTTCTAGTCAATCCGTTTATTTGGACTTGAGCAGATAATTGTGCGCCTTGTGCATAATTTGGTGAAAAAGAATTAAAAGCATTAGCGACTGATTGACCAGTATCAAATACTGCTTGTGAAAAAATTCCAATAAACTGTCCATCTTGAGAATCTGAACCTAAATAAACGTCACTTCCAAAAATATTCTGTGCTTCGGCAATAAGACTATTTTGTATGTCTGAAAATGCAACTGGTTTAATTCCAGTACTATCTATCGTTGGAGCTAATGTTGCCAATGGATAAGCAGTTGTCATACGTTAAATGCTCCATTATATGTTATTTGACCATAGATAGTATCAATTATTGCAACTGGGCTTATCGTCCTTGTTACTGGATTATAATAGCTTGTATAATCAACAAAATCTTTAAATCCTGGTGTACCTGCTATTGTTGCAGAAATAACATAATCACATTGCAATATATTGTTAAATCCCATTATTTCATTTAATGGCAAACCATCACTTGTGTTTACGAACCACTCACCTTGAAATAATTTTAAGCTAGTGGTAATAGCTTGTGCGACTGTTGCTGGAGAATTAGACAGCCAATCAGACGCACCATGACCCATGGAATAATCACCATTTATATCTAATTTTCTATAAATCATTAAACAACTCCACCAGAATTAGAGCTTCCAGATTGCACATTGCTATGAGTGTGATTCATAAAATCCCTTCCGTTAATCGTGCAATCGTTTGTTATTGTAACATTAGATGCTGTAATCGTTACAGAATGTGTCGTATTATTCATGTCAATTACAGTCAAACCATCATCACTTCTTAATTGCATAGAAGTTGTTGAATAATTAGGTATTTTTCTTGGTTGTGACCTTAATCCAACTATGGCAAATCCATCACTCAAGTCGTGCATCCTAAACTCAGCTTGATTTTGAGTGTTTATTTCATTATTTACAACAGGACAACCGTTTTGCCACCAAGAATCAATACAACGGTCAGAAAAGAAAACTAAACATTCATCACCAGGATTTATAGGACAAGTAAGTGTCATTCCACCACCACCATATAAAATAAGTGGAACATCTAACAACATTGGCATTTTTATCCAAGTCTGCTTGCCACTTTTAGGGTCAGTGTATATTCTATTTATTGCTGGTTGAATTTTAAGCGTTAAAGCAACATTGTCAAAGCTAACGACAATACCAGGCATACTAATATTCAATTGTGATTGAAAGTTCTCTAAAACGTGTAAAAAAGTCTCAGATGGTATTTCAAATCGCTCGTTTCTTCTCATGGCTGTGCTATAGATTGCGTGTTAATTGTGTTTGGATTTTGACTTGGATATTCACTAACTTCTTGATGTGAAAAATCCATGGCAAGAGCAATAATATGTGAATACCAATTATTTCCTCTTGTATCACCTTCATGTTCAACAACAAATAATCTGTAATATCCATCACCATCATTAGCACCATCTAATGGTGCAATGTGTTGAAATGCTTTATATCTATTATAAGGCTCAGCACCAACAGACCTTTTAGTAAAATCAGTTCTGTTAATGATAGAATTATTTAATTTTACTAGACTGCCAATGACTAATTTACAGTTTAAAAGGCAAGTCATTCTAATGCCTTCATCAGTTAATTCTGGCATTCCAACTAAGCCAGTTTCTGAATTTAACTCGACAACTTCATTATTTAAATAATATCTATTATCAACAACTTGTAAAACTCCATTTTGAATAGACCAACCACAATTTATAGACCTTGCGATATTTCTAGTCATTACTTTAGGCATGCCCCAAAGAACTTTACCGCGTATGCTTGGTTGGTGGAAATTATCACTTTTAATTATTCCATTGTAATTTACATCTAATCCATTATCTTTAGCAATTTTGTTTAATACGTTAGCTTGTGAACCTTGTATTCCTGCTGATATACTTTCATTTATAAAAGTTTGATTATAGAAAGCGTCACCATCAGCAGCTAAAATGTCTAAAAACGTAGTTGTTGCGTCCTCTTTTCCATGGCGATATTGCTTTATTTGTCCTTTGAATATTATTGCAAAATTATTGTCATTTACATAACCAGCACTTAAAGCAATATCAGAAAACTCATCTTTAGTTATTAAATCAATTATTGTTATTTTGGAAAGTCCATAAATTCTTATTACCGCGTTATTCGGTGTTTCTGCATCTGAATTTTGAACTTCAAATGACACTCTAAAATTAGAAAAATCTTTGGCATTGCCGTTATCTGATTGATAAAGCACGACACCTATTTTTCGATTAAACTGGTCGTAGTTCATATTAATATGTTATAAAATACAAATGTCCATTAGAACCAAGATTGTCAAATGTTGGTGGAATATTTATATTCAAATCAGTCTGTGCGACTAATTGTCCACCAAAATTCATATAAGAATAAGGTCTTAATAAATCAACATTTGCAACAATAGGTATTCCAGATAATATAGCATTACCACTAGAATCAGCAATATCAATAATCCAAGAATTGCTATGATTATTCCAATATATTACCAATTGATACTGAGTTCCACCCAAACTTATAAAAAAAGATTGGTTATCATTAATGACTGGTATTTCATAAATATTTTTCATGAAAATGGAACTATTTGTTGTGGCGTTGAACTTGGATTAACATTTGGCTTTGAAACTGCATTTTGACCAGTAGACTTTATTGATGAATTAGCTTTAAATCCTGATTTTAATTGTTCTTTGGATATTGTTGCTACTTGAGTATTAACTATTATTACTTCTTGACACTCTAGTGTTACTGGCAAACTATTAATAGTGGAAGAATCAGTTTCAGTATGAATTCCTTTAGCCATCATATTGTAATATATACGTTTTTTAGTATATACATTGAATATAATTTTATTGTTTTGTAAATCTATTAATGATTGATATATATCTTTCATTTTATCTTTAGCATTTAATAGATTGTATCCTGCTTGGTAGAAGCTAAACGCGCTTGTAGCTATTTGACCAACTTGTCCACCGTAAGTTGCAATCATATTATTGCCAATCTCTAGTAAACTAGATTGAGCTAAATTTGGACTATTAGACCAACCAAGCCTCATTGTTAATTTTGCTGGTATTTTATAACAGTGGTCGCTAATAGATGCACCTTGTTCAATAGGATGGTCTGTTATAATCATTTCATCACTATGTTTTTCTTCAATAGTAACCATAGCAATAATATCAGGATAAGAATTATTTGTAGGGTCATTTAGATTATAAAGACCACTTTTTTTAGTTGATATTAATGCAAGGTCAGCAATACCAAGTTGAGCTATATTTTGAGCCGTTGATAATGCTAAAGCTGCTGCTGTCATACAACCACCGAACTATTATTTCTTGTTATCTTAGACCAAGTATTGTCGCTTTTTGTTGCGACTGAAGCTGCTATTTGACTACTATCTGAACCTGTTATGTTATATGTATTGTTTTGGGTTATGTTACTTGTTTTTTGATTATATCCTTTATAATCATTTAAATTACCACCTGTTATTTTTTTAACATAATCCCAAGTTTCATATGGTAAAGAACCATTTGGATTGCTTTTCTTTTTATGTCCATGTCCTTTATTAATGAAATCATCAATGTTTCCTTCTCCCCAGTTATAAGCACCCAACGCTAAATTAACATCGCCGTTATACCGTTTTAAAAGATATTCCAAATAAGCTCTAGCACCTTTTTCATTTTGTTCAGGATTAAAAGAATCAGTAACACCAAATCTTTTAGCTGTTTCTGGCATTAATTGAAATAATCCTTTTGCACCTTTCGGGCTTACTGCTTTTGGGTCTCCACCACTTTCCTGTGCTTTTACAGAAGGAACTAAAAATTCTATAATTTCATCAATGGATTTGCCAACTTTTTCTTTAGTCAATCCACCTTTACCTTTATCATCACCAAATAAAAAACGACCAATTGCGCCAAATCTGTCTTTCGGGTCAAATTTTTTCATCCATTCTTCCCAATGTTGACCAAATTCATCAAGACCATCAACAGCATAAGACCAAGCAGTTGTAACTTCATTTGCAAAGTTTATTATGTCATTCATAACTGGGGCTACTTTTAGACCAACTTTTTTCTCGAAAATGTCTAATTTTGCTAAAAGATTGTCAAATTGATTGGTGTAATCCTCAATCTGTTTTTTACCATCTTCATAAGTTTTGTTTGACATATTTTGTTCTTTTAACATCTTTTCAAAATTTGCCAATCTTTCCTTAAAAACTTCTGAATTTTGTCTATATTGGTGATATGTATCTTGGTCAATTCCAAATTGAGGAAGAATTGGCAACGCTCTTTGCTCTGGCATTTTATTTAAAGCGTCAAAAAGCATTATCATCTTTTCACTAGCATCTTTGCCAGCAGTAGAAAGACCAGTAACACTTTCAATAAAAGTTTCTAATGCTGGGTTAGCTCTAAGCTCTCTTGCTAATGAAGTTATTGATTGTTTCATAGCATCACTAGATATGCCAACTGCTTTTCCAGCGTAAGCCATGCCCATCATATTTTTTGCTGATGTATCAGCTAATTGTGACGAGAAATACATTTTTCTCATGTTGTAAGCAAAAGCTGTGAAAGCTGATGCTGCTGCAATTCCAATTTCAGTTATTGCAGTTCCAAGTTTAAATACTTTTTTACCAACAGCACCTAAACTTTCTTCAAAATTATGAAAAGAAGTTTGATCAGTTTGATAACCGATTCTGACTAAATATTCTTGTATAACTTCAGCCATTTTCTTTTCTCATTTGTAAATAAGTGTTGTAATTTTTTATATCAATAGCTTCATTACATTTAACAGCGTCCAAAAGAGACAAACTACCATCTTTCATAGACTCAAGCTTATACATTCCTTCAACAAGTGGGCGAAATATAAAATCTTCACCACACGACATTTGTAAATGTGTTATTCCGTCACTATCGCTTGGGTCTGCAATCTTGGTAGGACGGTATTCAAAAAATCCCTCATATCTCTCAAAATTATTTCAGATGTAAAATTTAAGATTTCTGTTAATCCTAAATCATCAAACATTATCTGACCATTTCTGTAAACTGCTGCTGGTGGCTGCGTACTGACATCATAAAGCTTGCTAATACAAGTGTTTACGACAAAATTTGCATCTTCATCAGACATTTTGTTTAATGCCATTATTAATGCTGCCACCAGCGAAACATTATTTTGTTCGCCAGCAAGCATCATATCAACAAATGGCAATATAGTGTGACTACCTAAACGCTTTGCAATGGCAAATTGCTCAGTCATGCTTAGTTTTTGAATTAATTTAAAATTTGACATTAGAATACATTACCGCCTAAAACTGGTTCAATTAAGCCAGCATTTAATTTCCACTCATTCATGCCAGCGTCTTTTGCATAAGTCAATGGTGAAAAATGTTTTGGCGCAACTCTTTGACAAGTTATAACGTCACCTGTTACTGAGTTTTGAATGCTAAAAACATCTTGGCCATAGTTTTGTGCGCTTGCTCTTTGAAAAGCAATTTTTGTTGAAATTTTCTGATTTATTGGAGATGTTTTTAAAACCCTTATTGTTATTGTACCACTTTTATTAGCGTGTAAGCTATGTTGTACAACGCCATCAGCGCCAATATCCATGTGACCAATGTCATCATCATATTCAATAGTCATACCTTCTTCAGCAGCTCCAGAGCCGTTACCTAAAGATATTGTGCCACCTGGTCCACTCCAAGTGGCATTGTTGTCTATAAAAGAATAAACGCCCATAATTTATACCTTATTGGTTTACGTTGATTACTGAAATTACTACTTCGATAGCACCAGCAAGTTTTACAGCTATTTGAATTAATGGTGACTGTCTTAATGACCTTGCTGCTGCTGATTGACTTGCTATTGGATTGGCATAGACGTAAAAACCTTTATTAAGATAATCACCTTGATTTAAAGAGCCGAAACCAACCTGACTCCAAATACCAGGGGCTAAAAATCCATCAGCTACAAAGCCATATAATACCTGTTCAGCCAAAGTCGTTAAAACTTGAACACCACCATCTGTTTGAGGCAATTTTGTTGGTGATAAATAAAGTTGATTATACCAAGCAGTTTGCAAGCTAATAACCAAATTATCTAAGCCGATAATAGTATCCATAGGAGTGCCAGATACATTTCGTCCCCATTGCATTATAGCTGTATTGTTGTTGTACTGCACGAAAATGTTGTAGTTTTTCGCTTGTAGCGTTGCAGCCTGTGTTTGATTGACCTGTTCAGCAGTAATACCAGGCTCTTGTTTATACATTAAATCAATAACAGTGTTATTGCCTGTGTAGTTTACCTGAAAATATTTTGCTGCTGCTGACATTACAGCATATTGATTTTGACTTGAATATTGAACAAAAGTTTTTGTCAAATTTAAAGATGACAAAGTTGAGTTAATATCAGTTGTTACAACAGAACTTATCGCGCCAGAGTCTAAAGCATTGTTATTTGGATTAGCAGTGTACCAATAAGTATGCTTGTTAGTAGTTCCTTCAATAAACGATGCAACAGAAGTAATATCAGAATAAGCGACACCAAGAATATTTAATCCATACCATTTTTGGCCATATTGATTGTCAAATAAAGTTGCTGCTGCCAATGCTGTTTCAGCTGATTGACCAGGAACTAAATATCCACCAGATGTTGATATTCCACCTAATGTTGATGAAATATCTGAAGTTGAAGCTACACCACCAGCCATTGTTGCACCGGAAGCAGTAGGTGCACCTGTACCAGTAGCAGTTATTGTGTAAGCGTTACCAGCAGTTCCAGCAACTTTTGCTTTTAAATACAGATAGTTACCGTTAATAGAGTAACTCATTAATGCTGTATTGCTTGCTGGATTCGCTGCTGCATAAGCATTTAAAGCATTAAGTGCATTTATTAAGGTAGCGGTAGCACTAGCACCGACAAGAATTTGTCTACCAGTAGTCAAAGAGCTTACAAAACTCCAAGCATCACCATTTATTGTTATGCTTGCTGAGCCTGCTGTTGGATTTGTTGTAAAATTATAAAATCCTGTTGCAACTGGTGATGCTAAGAAAGCAGTTGATGAACCTGCAACTGATGTAGTTGTCAAATAAGTTGCTGCGCTTGCTCCAGTAGTGCCAGAGTAAATTTCAAATCGACTGTAATTAGAGTTCCATATACAAACGATATTAGCTGAACTTGAATAACCTGCTGCCGTTGCTGCTGTTTGTATTGCTGTTTGTAGTACAGATGCTACACCTGACATTGATGTAGCTGCTGAAAATGGTGAGCCAGTTAAGCTTATTGCAAGTGGTATATTATCTATTGTTACGTTAAACGCTGCTGTGGTTAAAGCGTTCCATGTTGCAATAGCTTGTTGTGTTGTTGTTAAAAGTCCACCACGTAAAGCACCAGCGCAAGCAGTTTTAGCCCATTTACCAATTAATAAATTGCTATTTGGAAATTGATTAAACCACACAGATGCGGCTAAATATTCAGGTGATGTTGTGCCAAAGTCAGTTGAAACTGCTGTTGAACCGGAATATGTCCTGTATCTTTCAACAGAATCAATAATGTCAACATTGACAGAGCCAACTAATTGTTGAGTTGAACCTACAAGCAGCATTGAGTTTAAATTTTGATTGATTGCTGCTGTTGGTGCTAGGTTTGTTGTTATGTTGATTAATCCAGCTATTGCTAGACCTAAGCTTGATATTGCCATTTTAGCCTCAATTAGTTATTGTTTCTGTCAATCCAGTATCTGTTTTAAGTTGACCAGTTGCAGATGTCAAATCATTGATATTGCAATCCAAAACAACTGCTCTAATAAATTCTATTTCCAAATCCCAATGTGTTATCCAAACACTTTTTATAAGTTCTGGGACTATAACTGTTTCATTTGTAGATATTGGTCTTATATAATTTGCCAATAACGATTCACTATTTTGCGGTTCAAAAATTCCTTGTGAAATTTTTGTTTCTGTTAAATCTTGATTTGGTCCATACATTGAACACAACAACCAAAATTTTTCCCATCGAGTGCTTTGATTGCCGCCTAAAGGGAATGAAGAATTTGAAAAGTGAACTCTATAATCAGTTCCAAGTCTTTTTTTCCTTGTTATTCCAAAAGTCATCCAATCAGTTGTTTCAGAATTTGGAATATTTGGTGGTATTAATTGCCACCTTGGCATTATATAGTTTCCGGTTAATCCGGTTAATCCTAAAAGCCAGTCATGCATTAATTTGTTAAATGCAGTGCCAAAAGAGCCAGCAACAACAGTTGGCAATAAAGCTCCACCAGTCGCGCTAGAATTAGCTGTCATTTAAATTACCACTGTCTAAAAGTAAAATTTTGTCCAGCAGTCGCGCCTATGACTTGTATCGCATTTGCTGAGTTTGGCAATCCTAAATAAGTGGAAATCATTTGTCCTGCCGCCACTTGATAGCCTTTGCCTATTGCTGCTGCTGAATTAACATCTTCAACATACAGTGTTGAAGATGAAGTGTTTTGGAAAAGCCAACCTGAACGCAAAGGCACACCAACTGTTATCGTTTGACTTACATTTCCAGTTGTTATTGAGCCATCTAAAACAGATATTGATTCTTGAGTCTGAGTAACAACTGTTTGACTAACTCCATTAGCATCTGTCACCGATATAAGCATATTATCCTCGAACTATTTGTTTTTGAATTAAAACTCAATTGGCCATTTATAACAAGGTCTAAAGCATTGTCCTCTTGGTCTATGCTTGTGCAGATTGCTTCATAAAAACCATTGCCAAATTGTGGGTATGGGTCAAAAGTAGCAACAACAAATTGATTACCATGCCAAATTACAATATCAGGTTCAAAACCTTGTCGCTGTCCTTGTAGTCTGTACTGTGTAATTATATTTAACGAGCGACTAAAATTTTCAAAATCCTCTTCACGATATAAATCATTAGGATTTGCAGTGGTAACAACTCCAACAACATTGTTTATAGTCGTTTTAGTTTCTAAAACTAAACCATTTGTATCTGTAGTTTGAGCAGTTCTTACAACTGAGAAAAAATCACATATTGATGGGTCACAAAGAACTTCATCAACGTCTAAATATGGCATTTATCCCTCTGTTTCAGTTCCAGAAACTTTATTTTTAATGACATAAGTGATAGAATTTCTTAATTGACCAGTTACAATAAGCGGCTTTGAAAATTCTACTGATGGCTCATTTCCTGCTGCTCTGCTATTAATTTCAATTAATGCACCTTTTTTACCACGATTTGCCTTAACTCTTTCTCTTAAAGTTCTATCGGCTAATGGTGGTGGAATACCATCAGTTATACGCTTTCTAATAGCGTTTTGTGCTGCCATGCCACAATATGTAAAAGTAGCATAAGAAGCGTTTAAATCACCGCGTAAAGCTTTTATAGCTCCATTTTTCATCCTGTTTGCAATCTTTTCTTTGCAATCTGACATGCCTGGTCGCATAAAACTACGTTGTGGTATATTCATAGCAGGACTGCCATTATCGTTTATATAAGCAATGGTAGCATTATTTATTTCTACTTCTACGCCACCCGTTACTTTTCCACCTGATATTGAAACCCTGCTTTGTTCAGTATCTTTGTGCCTTTCATTTTTGTCTGATGGCACACCGACATAAAGTTCAAGACTTGACAACTGAGCAAAAGCTTGTTCAGCTTGCTGTACTCTGTTAGTAGTCAATCTTATTGAGCTTATGATAGTCATTAGTTGCCAAAGCCTATTTGTGAAGGTGAACAATCTGGTCCAACATAAGCTGGTCCACTAAGAACTGGGGCTACACCTGCACCGACATAAATTGGTCCAGCTCCAAATATTCTCATCATCTGCCACAATCTAATTCCGTATGTGGACATATTCCAATGACCTGCATTGGGATCCATTATTGTAGCAATGTCATAAGTTATTGCTACTTTATCAACAGTTTTGCTACTTGGAATACCTGCTGACATTGTTCCTGGTATTCCGTTTGCTGAAGCTTCTTTTAGTGATTTTGCTTCTATTGTGATGCAGTGAGCTGTAAAAAGCTCATGTGCATATATG